TCTTAAATACCGCTGGCGGAGAAAATCTACAAATCCCATCAATCGGCACATACTCATCTGGCACAATCGCTGGAGAAGGTACTGCTATTGGTGAATCTGATCCAGTATTCAACTCATTCGTAACTTTGGGTGCTTTCAAGTATTCATTCTTGACCCAAGTTTCTCGTGAATTGATTTAAGATTCAGGCGTGGATATTCTCGGATTTTTGGCTTCTCAAGTTGGCCAAAGCCTTGGATACTCTGTCAATACAGCTTTGACTACAGGAACCGGGACTGTTGAACCTAACGGTCTAGTTACTCGTGCAGGCTCAGCTCTTGTTGGAACAACCTTAAATCCAACTGCAGACAATTTAATAGATCTTGTCTACAGCGTGGACTCAGCTGGTCGCAGACTTGCTGGTACAGGTTTCCAAATGAACGCTGCATCTATCGGAGCAGTTCGTAAGTTGAAAGATACAGCTGGACAATACTTGTTCCAACCATCTCTTTCAGCTGAAGCACGCGACTTGCTACTTGGATACCCAATTTACGAAAACCCAGCAATGGCAACCGCTGCATCTGCTGTACGTCCCGTAATATTTGGAAATCTTCCAAGTTATTTCGTAAGACAAGTTGGCGGAATCAAACTGGATCGTTCTGATGATTTTGCTTTCAACACAGACCTTGTAACTTTCAGAGCTACATTCCGTGTTGACGGTAACTTGATTCAAACAAGCCACGTTAAATACTTCAAGTCAAGCAACTCCTAAACCGAGTCTGATTTGAAAAAAGTTCTGGGACACGGAGCGCAGGCCGTGTCCTAGACATACTCGTCCCCTATCTGTAATAAGGTAGGGGACACCCTGCGTACATATGGAGACTCTGCGTGAATCGTGAACAAAAAAGATTATTAGCAAAACAAAATAAAAATCAAAATTTACAAAATGTTATAGAACACCCAAGACGTATTCTTTGGGTAAGCAATGCACCGTGGGCCAGTACGGGATACGGCCAGCAAAGCGCACAAATTCTTCCTAGATTAAAAAAAGACGGCAATGATGTTGCCGTTGTTGCAAATTATGGTTTAGAGGCATCAACAACAATTTGGAATACACCTAGTGGCCCTGTTCCTATTTATCCTCGTGGTATGGAGCAATGGTCTAATGATGTAATTCCTGCGCATATGCACGACTGGACTATGCGAGATAAAGATGCAGAAAATTTGTTAATTACTTTGTTTGATGTTTGGGTGTTTAAGGGCGAGAAGTGGGCTGAGTGGCCTGTTGCTTCTTGGACTCCTGTTGATCACGTTCCAGCTCCACCAGATGTTTCAGCTTGGTGCAGACTTCCAAATGTTTATCCGATTGCTATGAGTAAATTTGGTAAAGCAATGTTTGAAAATGTTGGTATTGAATCTTGGTACGTTCCACACGCGATTGAAAAGGTTTTCAAACCAACAGAAAAAATAGTTGTTGCTGGTGGTCAAGAGATTGACCCTAAAGACTTTATGCGATTACCTAAAGACCGTTTTGTTGTCGGAATGAACGCTGCGAATAAAGGTGTAATGCCAAACAGAAAAGCTTTTGGGGAAAACCTTTTAGCGTTTTCAATTTTTGCCAAACAATATGATGACGCAATTTTGTATATACATACTGACGCATCAGGTTCTATGGGTGGTATTAGATTGATGGACTTAATTTTGTCTGTTGGTATTCCTGTTGAAAAAGTTGTGTTTGCTGATCCTTACTTGTTAAGAACAGGTTTAAGCCAAGAAGCTATGGCAGCGATTTATTCTCAAATGGACGTGCTGCTTGCAACTTCTTATGGTGAGGGTTTTGGTGTTCCAACTATTGAAGCTCAGGCTTGTGGTGTTCCTGTTATTGTTTCTGACTTTGCTGCATCTCCTGAACTTGTTGGTGATGGTTGGAAGATTGGTGGGCAACCTCTATGGGATGCGCCTCAAAAGTCTTTCTTCCATATTCCTAATGTTCCTGAAATAACTGAAGCACTTACACAGGCGTATAACAGAACTCGTGGCCCATCTCAAAAGGCAATAGATTTTGCTAAACAATATGGTGCTGATTTGGTTTATGAAACCCAATGGAAACCAACTTTAGACAGCATATTTAGCAGGGTCGCCTCAGATAGGCTTAAAAAGCCCACAGAAGCAAAATAACAAGATTTTAGACCTAGAGGGTAGTCAGATTGTGAGTCAGAAGTGAAAGTTGTTATTACAGGGGTTGGTGGGTTTCTAGGAAGCCATCTAGCTGATTCATACATTTCTGCTGGCTGGCAAGTAACAGGAATAGATAACTTTTTAGGTGGTTACAAAGATAATGTGCCAGACCAAGTTGAGTTATTTGAAGTTGACTTGCTTGACTTGGAATCATTAAAAGAACCTTTTACAAACGCAGACCTTGTTATACACGCTGCTTGCACAGCCTATGAGGGTTTATCTGTATTCAGTCCAAGTCTCGTAGTTGCCAACACAATTCAAGCAACAACTAATGCTTTAACGGCATCAATACAAAACAATGTTAAAAAGTTTGTTTACCTTTCATCAATGGCACGTTATGGCGATAAGAAAGGTGAAATGTTTACTGAGGATATGACACCTAAGCCTCAAGACCCTTACGGCATTGCGAAATACGGTTCAGAGCTTTTGGTTAAAAACTTGTGCGAAACTCACGGTGTTGATTGGGTGATTCTTGTTCCACATAACATTATTGGCCCAAGACAAAAATATGATGATCCGTACAGAAATGTTGCATCAATTTTTATCAACAGAATGTTGCAAGGTAAACAACCAATTGTTTACGGCAAAGGTGAATCGTTGCGCTGTTTCTCTTTTATTCAAGATGTAATAAATCCTTTGATGGTTGCTTGCGAATCTCCTGAAGCTGTTGGTCAAATTATTAACATTGGCCCAGATGAAGAACACATAAGCATTTATGACTTAGCTGTAAAGGTTGCTGAGATTATGGAATTTGACCTAGACCCAATCTTTATGCCTGGTAGACCACAGGAAGTTCTGATTGCTCTATGTAGCTCAGATAAGGCAAGGAATCTTTTAGGTTACAAGACTGGAACAGATTTGACTGAGGGTTTGCAACAACTTGTTGAATACATTAAAACTCGTGGGGTTAAACCTTTTGATTACCACTTGCCTTTGGAGATTGTCTCAGATAAGACACCTAAAACTTGGTCACAGAGGTTGATGTGAAAACTTTGCAAGAGATTTATCCTAACTTTCAGGATGCTGATGGTTGGGGTGATAAAGGCACAGCACATTCTTATATTGATGTTTATGCTGAGCATTTAACTAAACGCTTTGGTGTGAACTTTTTGGAAATAGGTGTTCAACTAGGTCACTCGATTGCTATGTGGCAGGACTATTTTATGGAGTCACAGGTTTACGGAATTGATGTGACTTTATCTAACGTAATTTTTGATAACTTAAAAAACGTTTATGTTTGCAATGCAACTGTTAAGGAACAGGTTGATGCTTGTTTTGAGGGCAAGTCTTTTGATTACATTATTGATGATGGCAGCCATCTATCGGTTGAGCAGATTAAAAGCTTAGAAATCTTTTATCCTTATTTGAAAGATGGGGGCAAATACTTCATTGAAGATATTGATGGGGATAATAGTTTGAGCACAATTAGAAACTATTTGATTAAACAAAATATGAACTTTCAAGTTTATGACTTGAGAGATGTTAAGAAACGTTTTGATGACATTTTGATTGTGATAACTAAGGAGACTGAATGATTCCAGCAATGGTTGTGCCAATAATCAATGGCTACCAATATCTTGACAGGATGATGGAAACCATAAATTACCCAATCCAAAACCTCATAATTATTGATAATGGTGCTTCAAAGAATGATTGGACACCGACTTGGAATCAATGGGTGTCAAAGATTTGGCATCTAAAATTTCCATCAAATCTTGGTGTTCCTGGGTCTTGGAATCTTGGTATCAAGTCTTTACCTATGTGCGATTACTGGTTGATTTCTAACGCTGATGTTGAATGGGCTGAGGATTCTTTGAAACTTTTTGCTGAGGAATCTGATCCTAACAAAATTGTTTTATCTAACGCTGGCGCTGCGTGGTGTGCTTTTACTATTGGTTGGAAAGTTGTTGAAAAGGTTGGATTGTTTGATGAAAACTTTTACCCAATCTATTTTGAGGACAACGACTACCAGCACAGGGCTGAGCTACAGAACATTGAAATTGTTAACTCATTCATCCCCGTTGCTCACGTCAATTCTGTTTCTATCAAAAATGGGTATGCTGAACGCAACAATGTGACTTTCCCTGATAACCAAGATTATTGGCAACACAAAAAGTCAAACAATATTACAACTGAAACCCCTTGGAATATTCGCAGGATTAGACGCAACTCCTGGGATTAAATTGCAATAGACTAAGGGTTAAGACTTAGGAGTTATTTTGGCTATAACAAATGGCTACGCCTCACTTATTGAAGTGAAAGCGGCCTTACGCATCACCGACAACGTTGATGACTCATTACTGGAAATGGCAGTTGAATCTGCATCCAGACTTATAGACGGTTACGCTGGACGACAATTTTATTCATCTGGCACAGCAACAAGATATTTTGTGGCAGTAGATGATTTCAATGTTGAGGTGGATGACCTTGCAAATGGAACTGTAACTGTTACAACAGCTCAAGACGCTGATGGTGTTTTTGATACTGTGTGGAAAACAACTGATTACCAGCTTGAGCCGCTTAATGGTGTGCTTGATGGTATGGCTTGGCCTTACACAAACATTCGAGCTGTAGGCGACTACTTATGGCCTATTACTGGTGGAGAAGCTTTAATTAAGATTCAAGGAACTTATGGTTGGCCTGCAACACCAATTGCAATTAAACAGGCTTGTATCATTCAGGCTTCAAGAATTTTCAAACGTTTAGACAGTCCGCTCGGAATTGCGGGATTTGGAGATCTTGGCGCTATCCGCGTATCAACACAACTTGATCCAGATGTTGCACAACTCGTTATGCCTTACAGACGAATGAGAAACATAATTTAATGGCATCAGTCTCGTCAATCAGAACTGGTCTTGCAACAAGACTTGGAACAATTACAGGTTTACGAACTTCAGCTTTTATGCCTGACAACCCAAGCCCACCCATTGCTGTTGTTATGCCATCAAGTGTTACTTATGACGACACTTTTCATAGAGGTATGCAAACTTATGTTTTTAATGTTTTGGTCATTGTTGGCCGCGTTGACGAACGAACAGCGCAATCAAATCTTGATGCCTATGTTTCAAGCACAGGCACTTCAAGCATCAAATTAGCAATTGAGGGAGACAAAACTCTTGGTGGAGTTGTGTTCGATACAAGAGTTACTGAGATGAGAAACTACGGACAACTGCCTGTTGGTGAGGTAACATATCTAACAGCAGAGTTTACAATTCTTTGCTACGCAGACTAGGAGTAATAAATGGCAAAATTTGCTGCAACCGACCATAAGATTACTATTGGAACAGTAGATTTCTCTACTAACCTTAATAGTGTCGAATTGTCACAAGAAGCTGACGACATTGAGACTACCGCTTTTGGTTCTTCTTGGAGAACTAGAATTGGTGGCTTAAAACAAGCATCATTAACACTTAACTTTATGCAAGATTTTGCAGCAGGTTCAGTTGATGCAACACTTAACCCATTGCTAGGATCTATTGCCACCGTAACAATAGTCCCTACAAGTGGAACTGTAACCGCAACAAACCCAAGTTACACAATGACAGCATTAGTAACCCAATACTCACCATTCGCATCAAGCGTTGGAGATATTGCAACACTTTCTGTTACTTGGCCTGTAACAGGATCAGTAACTAGAGCAACCGCTTAACCTAAAAGGAAACAAATGAAAATTAACCTGCGCGTGAATTACAATGATGGTAATTCAAAAGAAGTCGTTTGTTCAGCAAAAGACCTAGTTGCGTTTGAGGAAAAGTTCAGCAGGTCAGTAGCCAAACTCGAAGCCGAGTTCAAACTAACTGACCTGCTTTTCCTTGCGTGGCATAGTGAAAAAAGAACTAATGCAACCAAAAAAGATTTTGATAATTGGTTAGACGAAGTAGATGAAATTGGCGTTAGCGACAACGACCCAAAATAAAACCGCTCGGAGAAAACTCTGAGCATTGGTTCATTGCTTATTTAGCTTGTGAAACTGGGATTGCTCCCTCTTTGCTTTTACAAGAGACTGACCGTATGTCT